CTGCGTATCTGAATGTTTGTAGGCGTTAGCGGCTGATTGCTAAACGCAGGGATATACATCTCAGAAGTAGCAGTGAAGATTTGCAAGTCACGGTTGGAAACAACGTGCAGAATTTGGTTAATGTCACCAACACTAGCCGTGACATGAATTGATTCATTGTCCTTAGCATCACCAACATTAAAGTTGTAATACTTCCCACTCTGAGAAAGCCAAACGGAATCAGGCTGCGAGAGCGTGCCGCCAAACACAAGTCTGTTCTGGTGGAACGTAATTGCAGAAGGATAGCCGCGAAGCACAGAATAAGACTGCTCTTCCCAGCTCGTTGTTGGAGAGTTTGAGCTTACCTTTGGAGTACCGCCCCCGTCCTCGGATGCGTTGGCGTTTGCCCCTGCCGTAAAAACAAATTTATCGTCGTCAACTATGCTTGCAACAGTCCTTGATCCGTTTAGCTGATTGACCGAAATGCCACCAATACCGCCAGCGTCAGAGATAACGATAGCATCTCCAATTTTGTACCCGTGGTTAACGAATGTGACCTCAATGTCAGCACTGCCCTCAGTAGAACGGAAAGCGTTGACAGGAAGGTGAAGAATTAGTTCGTCAAGGATATTGCCAGTCGCTACTGTGGCGCTGGTAACGGAAGTAATTTCAATCTCGGCACCGTGATAACGCAAGGTGACGCCGTTATGGTCGCCATTCGTGGCAAAGTAAGGCTCGGAAGTAGTGAGCGTAACGCCGTTACCAGTAGACGCAGACACATCCAGCGTAACGCCAGACTTCTGGAAGCTGTAGTAAGGCTGATAGATTGCCGTAAGGTCAGAACGAGCATCAAAGATAAACGACTCAACTTGAAATGTGGTCAGACCAGTCCGTACAATTTGCTGAGGAATAAACGTAGGGTGGCAGATAAACAAAATGTCACCAGCCTGAGCGTAAGTGTACTCGTGCACATAGTCGTCCGTAAACTTGAGCGCGTTACTGTTTACGTCCTGCGTGATCGTTTGGATCAGAGAAACATTTCCAGTAGTGGGGCTAATCTGGAATACGCGAACCTTACCGTCCTCAATCGAGATAACGTAACGCTCATCATCTGAGAAGACGAAGGGCATAAGGCGACTTTGTTGCGTCTTGCTTGCGTCTACAGCTGTGTCGTACTCGTATATGTGCTGAAGGCCAGCACGTTTAATCACACCGCCTTCAGCGCGGAGAAAGAAATTCTCTACGCGTTGTGCTGAGGCAGTATAAACAGCGGAGTCAGTACGAGAATACAACGAAGGGCTGACCTCCCCGAACTGAAAGTTAGTAAGCGGGACTCTGACCTTCTGCATTAGCTACGTCTTTCAGCAATAAACCGTGATGTGGAAAGTTTGCGAGTTGTCTGTTGTTGCGAATCAAGCGTTCGAGCTTTTGCCATAGATAGCTGAGCTTGTTGTGACATTAGCGCGGCAAGAGACGAGTCCCGAGCGATAGCAACAGCGAAGACAGCAGCTAACTCATACTGAACAGCAACGATAAAATAAGCTGGCCAGTCCTGCTCTTTAGCTCGGAAGGTGTAGTCTAGTACAATCTCGGCACTTGTAGACGAATCGGAGTACAGCTTGTTACCATATGTCTGGTAATCAATGTTAAACCCATTCTCTGTAGCCGCGTGAAGCATCAACGCATCTGTAGGTAGCTGATAGGCAGCAGAGTATCGACCTGTCGGAGTATCAGACAGCCGATTAAGCACGGCTTGGTTTGTCGCAAACCGCCACCGTGTATTAACAAGCGCAGATTGCGCTACGTCTTCATACATGTTCGAGGCAACCAGCGCCTCATTGTTGCCATCGTCAAAAGACGTAATAGGCTCTGCACCAATTAAGATGAGAGCGCGGCTAGATACGTCAACTGGGGTGCTGGCGGATGTGCTGGTAACGGCCATGTACTATCCTTTAGTAGAAAGGAATGGGGGCCGAAGCCCCCAAACTTTTAGTTGTTGTCGAGAACTTCGTACACGCCGTTTGCGTCGATCACGACAGCACCCATAGACATCATGGATGTTGCTAGGTGTGCGACCTTCTGCGGAACGTAGTTTACTTCAGTCTTAACATCGGAGTTGATTCCGATACCTACCGCGCGAGCGTGGTAAGCAAAGTTTTTGCCGCCAGCTACAGCAGACGTTGAGAAAATCTTGAAGCCCAAGAACTCTTTCATTGTCATGCCGCCAGCAAACGGAAGCTGCTGCGGGCCAACATAGTCTGAAGATGCAAACTCGTTGATGTTGAACAAGTCAGCAAAGCCAGCAGGAGACATAGCAAGATAGCGTTGGCCATCTTCTGGAATGTCAGCTGAGCCGAATGTCTCAAACAATGTTAGCAAGTCAGCTTTAGCTAGTGCGCCCGATGTATCAGCGATTGCAGTAGCGTTTGCGCCAGCATCAAGAGCAGTAGTAATCAGCTCATCAGTCTTACGACCCAATGCGGAAGCAGCAGATTCAGCAACAGCTTGACGCTCGTTGATGTTGATCTTTAGCTCATCGAGTTTGTCGATGTATTCCGCAGCGTAGTAGTCAGCCATTGTGGCTTCAACTGTTGTGTGCGCTAGCTCCATTGTTGAAACGTCACCATTGCGAGATTTCGTGGATGCTGTGCCTGCACCAATTTTCTGGAAGCGTGATACGGAACCAGATGTATTAGTTGAGCGGATTGTGTTGCGTAGTTTCGAACCCATGCGCTGGTAAGCAAGATGCACATCGGTTTCGAACTGTTTGATGAAGGCTGTGTCGATAGTGTTTGCCATTTTCATTAGTCCTATGGTTGGGTTTAAAGGTTTTGCATCTTGGGTATCCGCTAGCTTACGTCATAGAAGGTATCCTTGCGGGCTTCTCAGTGCATTACGGGCCTTGATAACTCATCTGAAACATTTTTTCTCAGTGGATTGCAACGCACAAATTCCACGTACTTGTTTTTTCTATGCTCACTTATGCCGACTGGCTCGAATCCAAGCCATGCTGCCCAGTTTAACATTGGTGAAAACTTGGCAAGTATCGTCATGGTCATTGTGTCGTGGGATTGGTCAAAGAAACTTACAAACATCTTTGATCCACGAGATATTGCATGGAAGTTATCCTTCATATCTCTCGAAAACATAGCAAACATTTGCGGAGTATCGTCTGCTGAGTCGTAAAATATACCGCCAACGCACAGTGGAGGGCTGTTACCCTTGCGAACAATGTACGCCTCCGCACCTTCGTGCATCTCAGTCAGTGCTTGTCTAGGATTTGAGTAACCAAGGAGGGCAATCTCCTCAACATTCTCATCGGAAAGCACTTCGAGTAATTCATCTATGTGCTTTTCAGTGAGGGGAGTTAAGTAATACTCCCCTCTCTTAATTACTTTAAGCTCATCCATATAGCTTTTTAAAGCCATCCTGCACTTGCTTTACATAGTGGTCGTCACGCACTCGGGGGTTCCAGTACCGCTCATCCTTCATCATTTCATTAAGTGACGCCTCGTTGACTGAGGATGCAGTCTGCGTATCGTTAATGATTGAAGGGTCTTTGAGTTGCTGCATGATAGCTTCAAGAGCTATGATGCCATCGGCACCTTCGCACATGCGCTCAATAGCTGGCATAGCATCTTCTGGGAAGAACTTGCTAGCAAACAGTGATGCGGCCTCGATGCGGCTGCTAGAGTTTTCACCCAACTGTGCGGCCTCAGACTCCAAGTCTGGCCCCTCGGGCATTGCATCCATATATAGCTCAATACCCTTCTGAAACTCAGAATGGTCATAGCCTTTTTCGTGGCAATACTCAGCCCAAGAGCGAAGAGAGTCACTGTTCACGGCCTCTTCAGTATCAATGAAGTCAGGTAATTCGTACTCACCAGAGCTATCAGGCACACCCTCTTTAGGCTGAGACATCTCTTCACGCAGCTTGTCGCGAATAGATTCTTCTTTCTCGCCAATCTTAGACTCAAGGGTTTTGTATGCGTTTACTAGATCTTCAGCACTTTTGTACTTACCCGCGAGTAACTCATCGCTGGTTTCTGTAGACACTTCTGCGGGTGTATCTACTACGGCCTCTTCGGCACTAACCTCTACTTGATCTTCAGACATCTTTCCTCACTTTGCTGGCATGATTCATACGTGACTCGATAAGGCCCACGATATATCGCTGCCCCTCCAAGTGCCGTAATTCTTCGGTGGACACATGCGGACCATTTACCATCTCAATAGTAATGGACCGCAGGTATTTCAGAACAGCGTTTCCCGTAGGCGTTCTGAATATCTCCGCAACATTAAGACTAATCTCTTTGTCGCGTTGTAGTGGGCGCTGAATACCATCGACGCCCACGTTTATTTTCGTCTTTTCCAAGCGTTACCCCATTTGTTGCGGTGCTGCCTCTGGCTGAGCCTGTTGTTGCTGTGCCATTTGCTGCATCATTGCAACTATTTCTTTACGCTCTTGTTCGTCACGAATCAAGCCATCTGGTACGCCGAACTTTTTAGCCAAGTATGCAGCAGTCTCTTCTGAGTTGATGAGAAGCTGTGTCATTTCTGGGCCGAAGGCCTCTTGAGTAAGCTGGAGGAAGCGTGAAACAGAACCAATATCTTGGTTTGCCTGCGCTTGGGCCAGAGGAGAAACGGACTTAACCTTAACTTCACGACCATTGACGCTAGGAACCTCAATGCGCCCCTGCTTTTTAAGGATATAAATCACACGTTGCAGCACAGGCTGCACCAACTCAGCTTGAAGTCGGCCAAACGCAGAACCAATACGGCGAGACAAGTCTGCCATACGCTCCGCAACCTCAGTAGCAGACGCAGGTGTTTTGTCTGGGTTCCCGAGCATGTCATTGTAGAGTGCGCGTTTAATATTAAGGCGCATATCTGACAGAATTAGCTGGGCAACATCGAAGTTACCCGCTGCTCGAATCGGTTGCAGGCCCGAAGAACCCATAGCCTTTGGAATGATAGACCCTGGAACAAGGTTGATTGTATCAGGGTTGATAACTCCGTCATCTTCCATCTGGTAAACGCCAGAGATGCTCATCTGAGCGTTCTCAAGTATCAGCTCAATCGTTAGGTTGGTGGTCTTGATGGCAGATAGCGCGTTAATCAACGGGCCACGGCCATAAACCTCACCAGCGCACTTAGCCCAGCGGAAACAAATGAATGGATTTGAGCCAATGCCGTCCATAGTACGTGTAAATACTACGCTCTTTGTAGACATGCAGATTGCATAGTGCAGATAAGACTCCTGATTCAACTTTGAATAGTCGCGGCACACTATCTCAAGTAGAGTTGTAGTGTTTTCTGGAGAGTTGTTCACCATGTTTGCTAGATCAGGAGTCATGGTGGCTTGCGGATACAGCAACTTAATCTGACCGAACTTAACATTCTTACGCTCGCGGAATACGTGGTCGATATTATCGTCAGGACCAGTATCCAGAATTACATGAGGCAAAGGAATTGCAGAGAAACGAATAGGGTTTACCGCATCACCCTCTTCGCAAGCAAGAACGCCAGTGCCTACAGCCAAGTCCATAAAGGATTCGTGTACTTCTTGAGCAAAGTTAGATTGCTGCAATACCTCGAAGACGTACTCCGTGACCTCATCGAGATCGTTGTTGACGGCATCGCGCTCTTCTTTTGGAATCTCAGAGCCAGCAGTTAGGTCAGCCCATCGAGCGAAGTTAGGAACCAAGCCAGACTGCAGGCGTGATGCAAACTCTTGCACACCAACCACTGCGGTTTCGTCAAAGATTTTGTCATCTCTGCGTTGGCCGGCGGTTTCATTGTAGAAGGATTCACGCTGAGGGAGCGCATACTCGTAGCACTCCTCAAACAGCGGAACAAAATTCTCACGTTTCGCTTTAGCTGTTTCGTACAGCTTGAGGTATTTCTGTGCTACTTGATCCATTATCCACCAAACCTGTTAAAGTATCCGATACCGCCACCTAGACCAGTAATTAA